TCAATATCATGCCTGGCACGAACGTCGGCCGCCTCGGACCGGGGGAGGACCTCCTCAGCTTCGACACCAAGCGGCCGAACATTGGCGCCGCGGCGTTCAGTGATCTGATCATGAAGACCGTGGCCGCTTCCACCCGGCAACCCCTGGAAGTCGTGCACATGGCCTTCAACTCCAGCTACTCCGCGGCCAAGGCTGCCATCTCCCTGGCATGGAATTCCGTCAACACCTACGTCGCAGGCGTCGCCTCGGACTTCATGGAGCCCTGGCATGAACAATGGTTCGCGGAGGATGTGCGCTCTGTGAACATCAAGATCGGCAGCCTCGGTGGTACATGGGATGCCTCTCCGGTTCTCCGCCGCGCGTGGCTGTCCTGCGACTGGATCGGCGTCCCCATGCCGACCATGGAGCCGCTGAAAGAGGCGCAGGCCGACGACATGCGCATGAAGAGCGGCCTGCTCACCCGCGAGCGTGCGGCACGCGAGTACAACGGCAGTGAGTACTATGAGAACACCCGCCGTCTGAAAATCGAGAACGACGAGCTCGCCGAGGCCAACAAGTCCCTCGCTCCCTCGCCGACCCCGAAGGCCGAGAAGGGCGACGAGCCTGCAGGCGATCAACAGATCGAGCCCGGGCCGGACCAGCAGGACAAGGGGGACGCCACATGAAGGCGATACCCCCCGATCGCTGGATCTTCTTCCGCACAGCCTCCGAGGCCGACCTCTGGCGCAAGGCCCTGGAGCCCGCCGGCGGCGTCGCCACCTTCGCCGTTTGGGATCCACCCTTCAAAGACAGCCGCGGCTATTGGCAGCCGCCCCGCGTTTTCTGGCGCGACTACAAGTGCCCGAAGTGCGGGCAGACCTTCCACATCTACTGGATCGACGGCTTCTGGTACCGCAACAACATCCACGTCGACTACTCCGAGGGCGGCCATCACTGGGTCTACGAGGGCATCCCTGACGATTGCATCTACCTGGAGCCTTCCTACCTCGAGCACACCATGGACGAGCAGATCGTCGGCGAGCATCACGAATCCCCCGAGCGCTGCGACATGGAGCATATCCCCGGCTGCTTCTACGAGGAGGCGCATGGCATGGCCACCCGGGAGGAGCGGGGGGAGCGCGAGGCCTACCGGGAGGTCCCCGCGCCATCAAACGAGACCGACGCCAGCGCCGGCCGGCCCGCGCGGGAGAGAAGCGCGCGGAGTCCCTTCAGGATGCCCACATGGTGAACAGGAGAAGAACCGAATGGTGACAGCGGTGAGCAAGAAGAGCCGGCAGCGCCTGCATGCTTTTGCATGCAACCTGGTCGGCAGGATCGAAGACGAGACGCCGAAGAAGATGGCCCTCCTCGAAGGGGATCGCCGGCATGAAGCGCTCGACCGCGTCCAACGCCGCCTGAAGGGCTTCGGAAAGTCCCCGCTGATGGACATGATCCGTGAGGAAGCGAAGTTCGACTTCGACATGCTCTCCGCGTGGCTCCACGCTCGGCTCGAAGGCGACGTTCCGTGTCCGTATCCGTTCAAGATGGTCCAGGCGAACTACGGAGCGAAGGTCGTCCCAGCGAACACGGCGGACCTGACGGCGATCTCCGCAACGGTCGAGACCGTCATGTGGCCCGTGGCGAGCTTCACGCCGATCGGCGCCATGCAGGCTCTCCCCGACCAGGAGTGGGAGCTCATCGCGTACGGCATCTACTCCACAGGCGCATCGGGAACGCTGATGTTAACCCCACGCTACGGAACGACCACGGGTGGAACGGCTCTCGGCGCTTCGATCGCACAGACGGTGCCGGTGTCGCTCACGAACGAGGCGTGGTTCATGCACGCTTCGCTCGACTTCGTCTCGGTCAACAACGCGAGCGCGACGCAGTCGACCGTCCAGTGCGGCGGAATGTTCAACGGCGGGGGCGCGGCGGCGACGGCAGCCTCATCGTGCGTCGTCGTCTTCGGATCTCCCGCAGTGGTGACGGTCGACACGACCACCGCGGCGGGTCTCTTCATGGGATGGACGCTGTCCGTGGCCGGGAGCTGCACGCCTCGCAAGGTCCGCTGGAGGCCATGGTGATCGGATTCGCCCTCGGCGCGCCCCCGGCGCCGACAATCAACAATCAGAAAAAACTCACGGTCGCCATGCGGGCCGCTGACGGCGTGACCGGCATTCCTTTGGTCGGCGCCACGGTAGAGGCCGAAGTTGTGAACGCGTCCGGATTTCCTCAGCTTGCGAATGACCCAGTGGCGCCGGCCGGAGCTCCGAAAATCCTTGACATGAATCCGAGCGGGCCGAATGGATGGGTCACGCTCGATGTCACCTATTCCGGACAGGGCATTCAATACCCGATCATGGTCAACCTGCTCTCCGCCGACGGCTCGCGCATGGGCTGTACCGGTCCGGTGGTAGGTTCCTGATGCTGGTAGTCACCGGGAACCTGCCGTCGAAGGCGATCGCTGGCTACAACCCGAACATTTACCGGGGCGTGGTCTTTGGCTGGCCGCTTTCCCTCTCCGGCGTCCGGGGCTACCTCCAGACTTCGCAGATTCTCAACCTCGCGGTCGCTCCCACCATCTGGCAGGTCACCGTCTCCGACGGCACGAGCCTTACGGGCGCGGCCATTGCGATCCTCAACGCCGTGGTCGCCGTGGCGGATGGCGCCAAGTTCACCGATACGCCCTCAAGCATCCTCAAGATGCCTGTCACTGGCTCTGACGGCATGAAGGCCACTGATACCCCGGCAGCCCTCGTGAGAATGCCCGGTGCCCTGAGCGATGGAGTGAAGCTGACGGACGCCGCGGCCGCCCTGTTGAAAATGGTCGCCTCCGCCTCCGACGGGGTCCGCTTGACCGACGCGCCCAGCTCGAAGGGTACCACCTTCCCGAGTATCTCGGACGGAGTACTCCTCACCGATACCCCGATAAACAAGCTCATCATGCACCCGGCGGTCTCCGATGGTGTCCTGCTCACGGATACCCCAACGGGCGGCTTCAAGGTGAGCGTGAGCCTCTCTGACGGCATCCGGGCGACTGATACCGTCTTCATGATCTCCCGCCTCCCCGCGGCCGTCTCCGATGGAGTGCGACTGGCCGACTCTTCCGCGATGGCCCTGCGCATGGTAGTAGGCGTCGTCGACGGCCTGCGGGCCACCGACGGCACCCCTATGACCCTGCGCTTGAATGTCACCATTGGCGACGGCGCGCAGATGAACGACCAGGCCCTGGTCCGAATGATCTACCATGTCCTCGTGCAGGACGGGATCCTCGCGCGCGACACCGCTGCCGGAGCCGACGCTCACCAGGCCACGTTCCTCTTCCTCTCGATCTCCGCCGGGACCCCGGCAGTGAGGGTAAAAGCCGTGAGCGCATCAATCGCCATCGCCATAAAGGAGCCTGCCATCCTCATATCGGCCAAGCAGCCCGCGCTCACTCTGGCACTGAAGGAGCCCTCGATCTCCCTGGCATTCAAGGTGCCCTCGATCACGGTGCAAGCGGAGGCCGCATGATCATCGCCGTCAACGTCGTCGATGGAATAGGGGCTCATGACAGCCTGGGGGACCGCGCTGGTTTCGGCGGCGTGTTCAAGGTCGAATGCTTCGGGGCGGACGGCAAGCTGAAATGGACTGAGGTATTCCACAACAAGGTCCCCAACGCCGCTCTTGACCACATTCTCGCCACCGAGTTCACCTCCGGCGCGCAAATCACAAGCTGGTACATCGGCCTGATCTCCTCCGCCTCCCCGACCTTCGCCGCGGCTGATACGTCGGGCTCTCACGCGGGCTGGGCCGAATACACGACATACAGCCAGGCCAACCGGCAGGCATACACCGGTGTGGAGAGCGGCCAGCAGGTCACGAACAGCGCCAGCCCAGCGAGCTTCACGGTCAACGCCGGATCCACGACGGTGAGCGGCGCCTTCATCATCAGCAACAACACGATCAGCGGCAGCACGGGAACGCTCGCCGCGGAGGGCGCATTCACCGGAGGCAACAGGACGCCGGCGAACAATGACATTATCCAGGTCACCTATTCCTATTCGGCAGCGAGCGTAAACTGATGGCGCTCAACTTTCAGAGCTTCCAGGTCAACGAGAATTCCGCCTGTCTCTTTACGCCGACCTATCTCGACGAGAACGGCCTGCCGGTGCCCCCGACTTCCGTGACCTGGACGCTCTCCGACCAGAATGGCAACGCCATCAACGGCCGCAGCAATGTGGCTCTCACGCCTCCCGCGCCGATTGTGCTCCTGGCCGCCGACACCGCGCTCCAGGGCCCGACCGACCAGGGCCTGCGCATCCTGCATCAAGGTGCTCTACACCTCCGCGACGATGGGCTCGAACACCCCGATCAACCAGGAGTTCGGCTTCACCGTCAATCCACTGGTGAACGTGACATGAGAGGCAAGGAATGGTAGTAACGCCCGATGTAGCTACAGACTCCTTTCGCGCGTTCGTCAGCACCGCCGAGATTGCAGGTTTGATCATCAGCGGCCTGGTGGTGACTGCAATTCTTGCCCTCATCGCTTTCATGCGAAAGATCTTCTTGCTCCCGAAGGAAATGGCAGTTGTGAAAGCCGCCATGTTCCGCCTGCTGCGGTCAAACAAAAAGCAGGGCATTGCGCTCATCACCATCGCGGAATGTCAGAAAACCCAGAAGTGCAACGGATCGACCGACCAGGCCATTTCTGCCGTCAAAGATGATCAGGACAAGATCGATCGATTCTTGACCTCCGCGTCCCTCGGGATAGTGGAAGTGGAGAAAGACGAGTGAGCCTTCGAATCATCGTTCAGCGGTCCCGCCTCTCCCTGCAGCCACTGAGAGACCCCTCGAAGCCGCCCGCATGGGACAACAACGACGGCAATAACTCCCTCGACCTGCTCACGCTGTATTCCGATGAAACGCCCCTCTTTTCCTGTCACGCCCAGACGGTTGCCAATCTTGAGGGCCTTGATCCTGGCGTGCATCTGGTGGATACGGTCGCGCCCGGGCCGTTCCAACTCGACTTCCAGGTTGTCCCGCGGCTCTTCCAGTGCAAGCCGAATGGCATCTGCAACGCTATCACCCTCGCGGGAGATCGCATCGGCGCGGACTGCACGACGCCGACGAATAAGGCCCGCTGGCTCTTGCACGACTGGGAATTCCCCTCCGACAGCGGAAAGCCCGCCGGGCAGGATACGCGCGTCGCATGGTCGGCGGGCTGCTTCGTCGTAGCAGACCTCGATCTCCGAAAGTTCAATTTCGCCCTCATCACCGCCGGCGCGAAGCCTGGTGACCTCATCGACGGAATCCTGGAGATGGAAGCATGAGCGACGTCGCCCCCCACAAGCCCCTTCGATGGAGCCAGGACGACAATGGCGACATCTCCATGATGCGCATCGGCGCCATGATCGGCGTCTGCGTCGGCGGGGCAGCCGTGGTCGCGGGCATCGTGCTTGCCATCTATGAGGTCGCCAGCCAGGCGAAGGTCACCGAGGGCGTGGCTCTTGCCGGCGTCGGGGCCGGCCTCATCTCGCTCGCGCTCACAACGAAGGCCCTGCAGCGCGGAGCAGAGGCGAAGATCGCCAACGGAGGGACCTCCTGATGCCCATATTCTTCGCCATGGAACGCCAGGCCTTCCTCGAGTACGCCGCCAAGCGGCAGGCGATCCTCGCCCGCTTCGACGCCAAGGCCATGACGGATATGTTCGACAACGGCGCCGACGAGCCCATCGACGAGCTCCCCGGCTATACCACCGACGACAATGGCTCGGCCCACATCCCAGTCTCAGGCGTCCTGGTGAAGGCTCCCGACTGGATCGACAAGATCCTCGCCCAGGACTATGGGCGTCCGCTGCCCTGCACCTACCAGGGAATTGCAGACGCGTGCAAAAAGGCCGAGCTGGATGGCGCGGTCTCCCGGATCATCTTCGATGTGGACTCCCCTGGCGGGGACTGTGACGGCGTGGACAAAGCGGCGCAGGCGATCATGGCGCTCAAGAAGCCCTGTGAGGCTCGCGTCGACTACATGGCCGCCTCTGCCGCATTCTGGCTGGCCTCCCAGACGGGAAAGATCACCTGCACAACGCCCATCGCCTCCGTCGGCTCCATTGGCGTGGTCATGGTGCTCTACGACTGGTCGAAGGCCATGGAGGATTGGGGGATCAACGAGGTGGTCATCACCTCCACTGACGCCCCTGACAAGTACCCCGACGTCAAGACCGACGAGGGCATCGCGACGCTGCGCAAGGAGCTGGACTCCATCCATGCCGTCTTTTCCGAGCGCGTGGCCAGCGGCCGCCGGTGCTCGATCGAGAAGGTGAACACCGAGTTCGGACGCGGCGGCCTGGTCTTCGCGCGCGACGCGGTGAAGGTCGGAATGATCGACGCCGTCAACGAGCGTCTGGATTCCTTCACCCCACCACAAGAGGATTTTACCGACCAGGGCGATGCCCCGGATCGGACTGATACGGACGGCGCCGTTGGCGCCACGGCCGCTGCGAATGCGGCGGAATCACAGGGAGGGGAGGGCAATATGCCCGAGAACACCGAGGCCCTCGAAGCGGCCAAGAAAGCCGGCGTCGAGGCCGAGAGAACCAGGGTTGCGGCGCTGAATCGCTGGAAGGCGGCAGATCCCGACAACGAGAAGCTCGCGCAGATCGTCGACGAGGCGGTCGCGACCGGCAAGACCGAGGCGGACGTCTCACCGCAGATCCAGGTCGCCATCCGTGACTTCGCCAAAGAGGCGAAGGGACCGGAGGGCATGCACGAGAACCCGAAGAGGGTTCGCACAACGGCCACGGCCGGCGCCGCGGAAGGCGGGGAAGACCTGGCCGACCCCGGGAGCTGGAGCGACGACACCATCAAGGCGAAGGGCAAGAGCCTCGCCGAAAGCATTCGCGGATCGGATGGAGGCGGGATTCCCATCTCCGCCGGCTCGATCAGGTTCAGGGGGTAAGCCATGGCGAACCAGCCCAGCGTTTCTCAGAACAACATAGAGCCGATCCTTGTCGGCGCACCCGTCGCCCTGAATGCGGTGGCGGAGATCATCGCCCAGGATGCCTCCAGCGTGATGCCTGCGGGCACCGTGCTCGGGAGGATCAACCTCTCCACGGGCGTGGCGGCGGCGATCTCGCAGGCCAATCCCGTCCATTCCGGGACGGGTGTGATCACCATGGACGCCACGCAGCCGTGCCAGCTCGGCGCGCGCGCGGGCGTGTACACGATAACCTTCACGGGAGCCGCGGCCGGCTACGTGACCGACCCTGCGGGTGTCCAGATCGGAGCGGCTTTCACCAGCCTCCCGAACCCCTGGACGCAGCAGCTGAAGTTCGTGATCACCGGCACCCCGGTTGCGGGTGACGTGTCCACGATCACCGTCCCGGCGATCGTCCAGAGCAACGGCACGCATGGCGGCTCTGGTGTGATCACCATGGACGCCACGACCCCCGTGCTCTACGGCGCGAAGTCGGGTCTGTACTCGATTGTCTTCACCGGCGCCGCGGCGGGCTACGTCCTGGACCCCAACGGCAACCAGGTCGGAGGCGCCTTCACGTCCCTGCCCAACCCGTTCCTCAACGAGTTGAAGTTCGTCATCACCGGCACCCCGAATGCGGCGGACGTGTCCTACGTATTTGTCACGGCGGGTACGGGCAAGCTGAAGAGGTTCGTCTCGACGAACTTTGACGGCAGCCAGATCCCCGAGTACGTGCTGCTCAACCAGCAGGACGCCACGGGCGGTGACCTGAGCCTGGGAATCGGGGTCCTGCTGAAGGTGGGCACGGTGAACGCGAATGCCCTCGTGCTGCAGAACGAGCCCCTGCAGTCCTACATCCCGCTTCTGAACATGAAGGTCGTCGACGCGCTGGCGGCCGCGGGAATCACCGTCCAGGCGGCCGGGTCCCTCTCGGCCTTCGACAACTAAGCCGCACGGCTGAAAGGAAGGTGGCATAAATGGCCGCTGTTGACGCAATTCGCAAGATGATGTTCGTCGCCTACGACGACATCGAGGTCTCGGTGCCCTACGAGTTCCTTTCCAGCTACTTCGGCAAGAACGCCGACGAGGAGTTGGTCGGAAGCGTGGAGGCGATCGACATCGATATCCGGCGAGACTACGAGCAGGTCGCCGTCGACGTGATCCGCGGCGCGGGTGCCGGCACAGGGAAGGACAACCTCCTGGACCGCTACTCGACCAAAGAGTTCACCCCTCCCCTGTACTGGGAGGAAACTCCGATCACCGCCGCGATGATCAATAAGAGGCTGCCGGGGCGCTCGCCCTTCCAGCCTACCAACGCCATGGAGGCCTTCGCCCAGCTGGGCGTCAAGGCCCAGATCGAGCAGACGCGCAAGATCCGCAGGGCCATCGAATGGCAGGCGAGCCAGATCTTCCTCAACGGGTCGATCACCTGGCTCTCTGGGGGTGCTACGCAGAACATCGTGTTCAACCGCAAGAGCACGCACGCGGTGACTCCGGGCACCAGCTGGAGCAACGCCGCGGCCACGCCGCTCAACGACGTGCAGGGACTGTGCGACGCAATCCGCCAGGACAGCCACATCGCACCGGACACGATCATCATGGGGGAGACCACAGTCCTGGACTTCCTCGCCACCACGCAGATCAAGAACTATCTCGGCCTGTGGCGCTTGTACCCGGGGGATGTGACCCCGAAGAACGCGCCCGCGGGAGCTGTGTTCTGGGGCAGGATCGCGTTCGGCAGTTACATGCTGAACCTGTACACCTACCCCCAGTTCTACCAGACGGTGACCTTCAATCCGTCGACGGGGCTCAACTCGGTGGCAAGCTCGCCGTACGTCACGGCGACGTCGGCGATCGTGTTCAACTCGACCGCCCGGCTGGTGAAGGCATGGGGAGCCGTGGAAGTCCTGCCGTACTACGAGGACGTGTACCGCATGCAGGGCCTGCCGGCTATCCCGGACATGGTGCAGCGCAAGTTCGTGCCCTTTGCCTACGACCTGCCCCCGGCAACCTCGAGGGTGGGCGTGCAGAGCGCGCCGCTGCTGATCCCTGTGGCGATCGACACCATCGGCGTGCTGCTGATCCTGTAGAAACGAAAGCGCGGGCCGTATGGTCCGCGCTCACTTTGAATTAGGAGGCCATAGAAATGGCGAAGTTCTTTGTCAACACAGGACATACCCTCTACCACCTGGGGAGGGTGGTCATCCACGCCGGCGAGGAGATCGCCGACGAGATCATCACGGCCATCCGGAAGGACGCGGCGCACTTCAAGGCGATGATCGACGCCGGTATCATCGTGGGCGAGAAGCCGCAGATCAACACGGCAACCGACCAGGGCGCTCCCTCTCACGGCACGGCGCAGATCCGGCCGGTCGGGACGGCGCAGGGAGAGGCGGGTCCCACCGCGCCCCCCGTGGTCGATGCCCCGGCCCCCGAGCTGGCGGCAGGCGCGAAGTCGCAGACGGACAACACCGGCAAGCCCGTGAGCGAGGGGCTGAGCGAGGGGCTGAGCGAGTAGCATGAGTATCCGCTCCCAGCTGGAGAACATGAACGCCGCCATCGTGGAAAACCAGGGCGGCGTGGCGTGCCCCGTGACCATCGACAACCTCTCGGGGCACGTCTGGAACGGGAGCGGGCTCTATTTCCACTTCGAGCAGTCAGTCAACCCCGGAGTGGGAATGCCGGTCATGGAGCTCCAAGACTCCGTGACCGTGCGCATCACCTCGGTGAAGCCGTTCTTCGGCAAGGACCCGCAGCAGCGCTGGAAAGTCACTGCCGTGGACATGGCAGGCAATACGATCGTGGGCTACATCAACGACTGCTCGCCTGACTTCGACCTCGGCCGCTACATACTGAGGATCAGCAGCCCATGAGCGCACCCACGCTCATCCCGGTCGCCACCTTCGACACGATCGAGACGAACATCATCGCGCTCCTGCAGGCGTTCAGCACCGAGCAATCAGGCCTGGGCGCCTCGCCGTTCGCCGTGGTCCAGCAGTTTCATATCGTCGACCCGACGACCATCCTCCCCGGCGGCCTGGTCAATGTCTACTGCAAGAGCGTGGATCCCGACGAGGAGCGTAGCGGCGCGCACGGACCGATCTATGAGCGGGCAACGTTCTACCTGGACTGCTATGCCCGGGGCGGCGAGAACCCCGGCGTCAAGGCTGGGGATGCCGCGGCTCACGCGGTCCTGAAGTACCTCGGCCATGTCGTGCGCTGGTGCATCGAGCGCCTGGCCAACTATGACTTCGGTTTCTCCATCGGGACCATCGCGCGAAAGACGCATCCACGGTTTGAGCTCATGGCCATGGAGACCACGGAGAATGAGCCGCAGGTGGTCGCAGGTCGGGTGACGCTGGAAGTCGAATACGGCTGGAACGCCGAAGACCTCAGCTCGACGAATCTCACGGAAATCAACGTTCTCATCGCAGGCATTTTGCCCGGGTTCACGGATACCGCCGACCAGGTGGATCTGGACTACACCGGGCTCGCATAGGGAGGGGCCATGGCAACCATCACCTTCAACACAGTCCCGAGCAACGCACTGGCGTCCGGGATCTTCATCGAGCAGCAGCCGGGGCCCGTCAACGTCGCGAGCCTCAATATCCCGCAGGCGATCGCCGTCCTCGGGCAGGTCACAGGCGGCCTCACGCCGACCTGGAACCAGCCGCAGCTCATCACCTCGGTGGCGCAGGCGATCACGCTCTACGGGGCGGGCTCCCAGCTTCACATGCTGATCAACACGGTCATGGCAGGTTGCGGGAGCGTTCCCGTCTACGCCTTCCCGATCCAGGATGGCGCGGGAGCGGCGGCCACGGGCACGATCACCGTCTCGGGCGGCCCTGCCACCGCGGCGGGCACCATCGCCCTGTACATCGCCGGCAAGCGCGTGCCGGTCTCCGTGAGTGTGGGCGACACGGCGACGGTCGTCGGGACGAACATCACTGCAGCCATCAACGCCGGCCTGCTCTATTCGGGGGCCCCCGCCGGATCCCTTCCCATCTCGGCATCCGGGACCACGACGATCACCCTCACCGCGCGCTGGAAGGGCCTCACCGGGAACAACATCTCGGTGACGAAGGACCTCGGATCTACCGATGCGGCCTTCGAGCCCGTGGGGATCACCCTCTCACTACCTGCAACCCTCTCCGCCGGCACCGTGGACCCTGACCCCTCGGTGGCCATGGGGAACTTCGGATCCCGCTGGTACACCTGGATGGTCTATCCCTACCAGCAGAGCACGGCCCTCACCTCGCTCACCAGCGCATACAACGCGCGCATGGGATCGGGTGTGAAGATGCCCTTCATCGGTGTCATCGGGA